CGTGGGGTTAACGGGGGTAGCCGCTGCTGCTCGTACAAGTAACCAAATGCGATTTGAGAGGGGAAATAAAATTGATAAACTTCGGGCGAAAGTAAACTCAAATAAAAATAATACCAATTATAAAGATGAGTTGAAGAAGATAAAAGAGGGTTATCAAAAGCGTTCTCTTCCAGCCAAGGCCGAGTGGAAAAAATCTATCAAAGAAAAAGGTCGATTCAATTACGACACTCGTACAGCTAAGTTGAAATACCATGCTGCTAGATATCGGGATGGGGCAGATGAATGGCGTTCTAAAGTAGGCGGTAAAAAGACAACCACTACTGAAGTGATGGGTCATTACAACGCTAAACGTTTAGATGATAAAATTAAGAAACGTGAAGAAAAACGAGCTTAACGCAATTTTTACACATCCTATAATGAAATAAAATTATAGGAGGTAGTCGATATGATTACAACAATAACTAATTTGGAGCAAATGAAACAAGCTATTGAGGCTTTCAAAGAAATATCAGAATTTCATTTTCAAGCTATGGAAACGCTTCTATTGCTCGAAGGAAGAGTAGATAGAATGGCGGAACTACGAGACTTGATTGGAAAAGTTCGAAATATTATTAATGGGTCAGATAACTTGAATTCGGAAAACGCTGCTCTATTATTAAAGAAACTTGTTGAAGAAAACGACGCATCTCTAGAAGATATTCTAGGAATGAAACCAGAGGAATACTTACCGAAACTAACGATTCTAAGAAAGGCTTTAGGTAGCCCTAAATAGGATGTTGGAATCTACAAGGATTCCTCTTTTTTGAATTTCTTAATTTTCCCCGGGAGTGATTTTTAATCTCAATTTCGCATTTTTTACACACCCTATAATGAAATAAAATTATAGGAGGGTCAATATTATGACTACATTACACGAAACTAATGATGAACAAATCAAAAGATTGTATAATCTTGCATACCGTTGGTATATTTGGGGTGTACATAATGATTATATCGAAATTATGTTTAGAGAAGCATTGGACTATGTATCTGCAGATGCTTTAGATAGATGGAGATTCGATATAGCATTAGAATCATTTAAATTTATACTAAGCGGATTTTGGAATGAAGATGAACAATTTTTTACTGTTAATTTGGATAAATTAAATTCTGCATGTAACTATTATAATATAATGACAAAATCTGTTAATAGAATAATTTATGACAAAGACTTTATGTTAGATTTCTATTGTAAACATCAAGATATTGCTAGAGCTATGATTAGCTATAAAGAAATAACTAATGATTAAATAGAATGATACAAGAAGACTTTGTCTTCTTTTTTCGATTTCGCAGAAATTACACAGCATATAATGAAAAGGGCGTAGCTCAGTTGGGAGAGCAGCCGTACTGCGAGATGCGTACGGAGGGTCGCGGGTTCAAATCCATGCCACCTTTTCTTTTTTCGCAGGATTTACATATCCTATAATGAAGAAGATAGCTCAGCGGGAGAGCATCCGGCATCATACGGAGGGTCGAGGGTTCAACTCCCTCTCTTCTTTATTTTTTTTTGAGAAAGGGGGCATATTGATGCCTGTAAGTAAAAAACGTAAGACAGCGAAGAAAAATCCTCGTCGCTATGGAACAACTAAACATATTCCAAATGTTGTCTCATTGGAATACAAGTATATTCACGGTCATTATGAACCAAAGACAGATGAGTTCAGACTCTATGTCAACATGGTTTGTAATGGGGCACCTATTATTTGTTCAGGGTATATTGACCCGGACCAATCGTATTTTAAAGGGATTCGTGTCCATAATCCGAAACCGATTAAAGGTCATACAGCACAAACTATTTATGTTACCAAGAATGATGCTCCTCATTTCTTTAGTACTATCAAAGCTTACGTGCACACTGTAGGTGATTTATTAGATAGTGGAGATAACAATATTCCAACGTTAGATATTAGTAACGATGGTGGATATTTCAAAGACAAGGATATTCCAACTTATCGTACGCTAAAAGAAACGCAGGAATTACATATCCTATAATGAAATAAATATATTGGAGGACACTAAAATGTTAAACAAAGGATTATTCCCATTTTACAGTTTTGAAGGAACTGTCTTTGAGGTAACTGAGGACGACGATTTTACAATGCAAGTCGCTAAAGGTGCTGGACAGACAGTTGTGAATGCTGCTGTGACTGTGGGAGCAGTTGCGTTGACTATTGGTGCAGGTTATTTACTAAAGTAATAGGATTGAATTCAATCCTATTCTTTTTTTGATTTTCCCAAGCATATCATAAATAATTATTTTAAGGAGGAAGCCTCATTTATTGTCAGTTTTAACAATGGTATGCTTTGGTAAGTCATTAGAAGGAGGTATAAACTATGGCTTTAATTTTATCACTAATATCAATCGGTATTAGTTTCATTACTTTGTATCGAATATACAAAGAAGATAAGGATTTAAAAGATTGGAGGAAAAGAAAATGAATCCTATTAATTTTGTAACTCGTCCCGAAATGGCGAATTACAGTAGCGCTGATATAGTATTACTATCATTTCTTAAATCGATTATGTATGACTATACACGAACAACTGATCCTATGGATCGAGCATTAATTGTTACAATTCTTTCTTCGTTGCCGCGAGTACATAAATTTGAGACACAAGAAGCGTCCAATGATGCTAACGATGCCACTCAATCATTTTTCAATGCTCACGGTGCTGCTACCATGCATGATATGATATGATGAATGGCGCATATAATCCTGAAATTTTAAAAGAACGTTTAGATAAAATTGTACACTCATTTGATAAACTATCTAAAGGATATTAGAAAGGACTTATTATGTCAGAAGTAAAATTTCACACTAAACCAACACAAATCGATAGACAAAATCCAATTAAAGTTTTAGAAATGGGTGGGGTTATTTGTTGGTTATATTACTTACCAACTAATGGATGTTGTATGTTATTCAAGGTGGCAAATAGTATTTCGACAGCATCATTAGCTGTTATTAATAAATATAATGATGTAGATATGCTTTTGAATTCTGAGAAAGAAATTTATACTAAAAAAGATTTGGTAAATTACTTTAATTCTTGGAATGCTTTAACGAAATTCGATATTACTAAAATCCAAGAAGATATGCTTAGAATGGACTTAGAAAAAGCGCAGGAATTACATGTCCTATAATGAAATAAAATTATAGGAGGAACATTACTATGTTCAGAAAAATTGTTAGAGAAGTTGGATTTCGCACTTTGGCTTTATATGCCGTGCTCGAAGAAGCTTATGTAGATAAGCTCGAAAAGCAAGGATATATAACTGGAGACGGAGAATATCATCGAAGACGATTGGATACTGTTCAGAAAGTATTGAAAAAACTTCGTAATGAGGGATTTTAGAAAGGAGAATAAAATGAATCTTATAGGTCAACTATTTAGACTTATTAAATTGGTCGTAGGGGTACGATTGATTGAATTGTTTTTTAAAATGTTAGGACTTTAAGGAGAATAACATTCTCCTTTCTTTTTTGTGAGGTAAGAAAATGAACGATGAAGAATATCGACTGTTTGTTGAACGTCAACCGCTAAAAAGCAGACTCGGACCATATGCGTCCATTATAAATACTGTCGTTATTGGAATAGCAGCACTATATTTGTGCAAAGGATTTAAGAAAGGTAAGTAATAAAATGACTATGTATCGTTGGAATGTAAAAGAAATCAGCAAAGAAACTGAAGAATATATTAATCAAAAATATGGAGAAGAACTTAATGGAATTGAAGCATTTAAGAAAATTGAAACTTATTTGGTCAAAGCGGCCATTATGTTCGGAGCATCAGCAGTGAGTATATGGGGGCTTTCTCGAATAGTTAGACAAACTCGAGTTCGTGGTCGTGCACAATTGGATATTGTCCAACAACAAGATGAACAACTTCAAGAGATGTTCCGATTGGAGGATATAAACGATGTACATACTGAACAATAATAAGTTAAGAAAAAGACCTGCATGGGTTACTTGGTTATTCTTCAACAAACAATTGAGTAGGGATATTAAAGAAAGTATTCCTATTTTAAAAGAAGATATTTCTAGATTGGGCTTGGCGGAGCATAAAGTTCATGAAGCAAAGATGTTACCTCTAGAATTATCTATTGCAGAATTGGGATATGGAATGACGGAACTGTTGGATCATATTAGTGGTATAAATCATGGATGGATACGATATTCTGATATTAGATACCTACTGGTACTTTTTAAGATACTAGATATGACGCTAAAAGAAATAGAATTTAAGAAAGGTGTAAGCAATGTTTAAGAATTTATTTGAAGTTGAGAAAGTGGAATTTGACGATAAAGATATGCAAGAAGCATATTATAGAGGCATGCGCGATGGCGAGGCAAATAACGAAATCTCTAATGCCCTTATCATGGCTGGTACAGGTATTATGACGGCTATAATATACTTATTTTTAAACCGTCGCAATACTCGTATGAACCGCGAGTTGAATGCTGCTATAGCGGAGGAAGGTAAATTGGGTGAATCATTATTTCTTAAAGAACAGAATGATAAATTGCGAGAAATGTTTGGAGAGGACTAATGAGACCTATTGATCGTGTTATTGTAAAAGTTAATAATAAGGTATATTCTTTTCTAGATCCATTATTGTTAGATGAAACAGAGAGACCATATTGTTCAAATGATAGTACAGTTAACAAATTAGCAGTTGTGATTCCGTATAATAAAGATTTTATTAACAATATTATTATAAAATCCGGCAAAACATTTAAAATGATTGGATCATCAACTACAATTTTATCTTTAAATGGGGTATCTATTTACAGTTTCGTAATCGAGAGTATACAATACGACGGTGTGAATCTAGTTCTAAAAATGGTTTGTCCATATTGAGGTGATACCATGATTAATAGACTGATTATTAAATATCATGGAAAGATATATTCTATTCCAATATCTCATTACACTTGTGAAGATGTGGAACACTTGGGTGACCATCTAAGAGTTAAACCGTATTTTCCTTCACATATGAAGGTAGTTGAGGCTTTATATTCAGATTTGTTAAGATCCGAATATTATGATTCAAATGAACTCATTGTTTCAGAACTATTTGGCAGACTCTATAAATTGGTGCGTATTTCTAAGGAATTATATAGAGATTCTGTATACAAGTGTTTTACGATTATAACGCTCGAACAGATAGAATGGCCTGTTCCGCAAGATTTCCTTATCCTATAATGAAAGGAAGGTAAAAAACTATGCATAAATTAGCTATGGTATTATTGTATGATGGTTTAGATTATCAAATTGAGAATCTAAAAATTCAGATGGCACTATCGGAGGATAATGCCGAAGTTCAGGATTTAAACATGAAGCTCGCCAAACTTATTGCTGTTAAGAACGAACAGTATAAGAATCAGGTGACGCCGGAAATATTATTCAAGACTTTGGTGGATATTCTTGGAGCTAGTGCCGTTCTGAAGTTTGAAGAATTCAATATTATTGGTTCTAAACTATGGAGCACAATTGGATCAAGGTTATTTAAGTAAAGGGATTACGCATCCCTTTCTTTTTTTGGAGGTAAGATAATGGCAGACCCAGTATACAAAGTATTTGTAGATCATTTCAAGTCACAGAACTCATTTTGTCTAAGAATATCGACAGACAATCAAAAGCTTGCTATGGATGGATATAAGAATTTCCACGCCATGCATTCAAATGTTGTCGTATTAGATTTGACAAACATGTTTGATGCAGAACGAATTAAGAAGGAAAATTTACCAGAACAATGTCTCATCATGAGTATGGACAATCTAGGATTTGATATTGAAAAAGGTAGATGGTACTACAAGTTATATTGTTATGGTACATTTAACAAAATGTCGACAATCAAAATGATTGAAAGATATTATCAAGATTTATATTTTGGAGTAAAGAAAGATGACTAGACCAATAGTTAAGACATCTGCGGAATTCAAACAGACGGTGATCGATATGGTGAAAGCGATGCCGTTAGATGATTTCTTATTGATGCCGCAGAAAGAAATTGATAAGTATATCTCTGCGTGGACAGACCCAGATAAAGAAACGGGTATTAGTCCTGCGCAAGTAGATTACAAACAATATTTCCATTTCCTTATGACGCTTCCAGAAGAGATGCATGTTTTGGACATGGATTTATATTACTTTAGAATCGCTCGTAGGATTGTAAACAACATTCTATTATCCATGTTGGAGACATCCTATTACAAAACCGTATTCGGTAACCACGATGTTGATCATGAAAACTACAAATTACTATACGAGTTGATCTCAGAGACCGCAGACCGTATTGAGACTAATCCGGATAATAAAAGAGCATATATGAGCGCTAAAGAATTGAAGGATGAGTTCGAAGCATATTACGACAAAGTCGTAGAAGAATATAATGAGCATGGAGGCTGAACCGATGAACTCTACAGGACAATATACCCTCATATTGTCTAAAGGGGATTTCTATGATACGGTGGTAGCTAACGTCAAAAACCTACCGTTAAAAGAGATGTTTTTCATAGACGATTGGTATATTGAGCGTTTGATACGTAATTGGAGTCATAGAAGATTAGACATAGAGTATAGACGGTATATTTTTGGGTTACTAATGGTACCCGATGAGACAATCAAGATTGATTCGCGACTCTGCTTGTGGAATATTACAAGAGAAATCGTGGACGAGTTAGTAAGTTGCCTTGCCGAAGGCTTTTATTATGACGATCAACTCAGTGTCATAGGCGAAAACCTGTGGTTCGAACCGTTCGATCATCATGAGGACGATAAGGTTGCCCCTGAAAAGATCAGATATTTCTTAGATATTTTGGATACAATCTACGACCGAGTAGATGCAAACGGGTGGGATACTCTCACCTGGCTTAGAAAAACTATAGGAGAAGATTATTTAACATGAAACACCATATTCACTTGAGACTGTCGGATGATGAAATGAATGAGTTAGCTAATGCGTTCCATTCTTGTGATAAGGAAGTAGAAATAACTATTCCGAATACACATTATGTCATACATGTGGAAAGGGACGATAATGACTAACGTATTATATAATGATAGGGCGTATGTGGATGCTCTATATGACAGCATGGAAAGAGTATATTTTAATGATATTCAATACCCAGCACCAAACCCAGTCCATTATTCATTCACAGTTAGAGCGGATGGATTAAGTTTACATAAATGGCTGAAGTATCGAATTAGCGAGGGTTATCGCGAAATCAATAAGATACGAGAGAAACGAGGATTGCTACTAGTGAAACCATTTGCTAGTAAAGAAGCTTGCTTACGAGGTCTGTAATTCGCAGAAATTGCATGGCCTATAATGAAACGATAAAAGAAAAAGGAGGACAATATTATGTCAATGGAAAACGTTTCAAACCAAATCGAGGAAGTTGTTGAACAAGGACAACAGGCTGTAGAAGAACTAGCAACGGAAGCACAAGAAAGTGTAGACAATGCTGTTACTGTGAAGAACGATAAGGGATTTTTAGATAAATGTGCAGAAGCTGCCGCTATCTGGAAACCAGTCGTCAAACAGGTTGGTAAAGTCGCATTAATCGCGACCGGAGGAGTTCTAGTCTATAAAGCTGTTGATTCTTATATTCAAAAGAATCGTAAAGAGGTTGAAGGCGAAGTGATTGACGGAGAGTTCGAAATTAACGAATAACCGTTTCGATAAATACTGAGAATTACTCTCAGTATTCTTTTTTTTTAGAAAGGAGAAGCTAGTGAAAACTTTATTAGGCTTTTTGGTTATGTTATTGTCTGGAGGATTGCTGTACGCAATGGTGTATACAGGTTTTGTATTTTTCTTCGGATTGGATGTAAGAGTGTCAGGATTTTTGACAGGAGGTATTGTAGGAATTGCTCACTATTTTTGGGGGTATTCAACTCATGAGAGTAAAGAAACTAGCAACGAATAATTTATGGCAGTAATGTTGGAAGATTACGGCGCGATTCGTGTCGTAAATAATCGTATGGGGTCGTATACTTTTATTATCCCATTAGATGGCGCTCGAGATGTAGCACTTGCTGATTTAGCAACTGAATTAAATGTATATCGTGACTTAATGATATATCGAGGCGAGAAATACTACGCCTTGACCGGAGTAAGTAAGGAAATGGACCCAGCAGATGCGAGCTGGTCCGCAAGAATAGAAAGTAGGAAATTATGACAAAAACAGACTACAATAAAGTAGCACAAAAGAAACGCGTTGAGGTAGAAGATTCAGGAGAATCTCTTGAAAAGCATATTCAACCAGTAGCCAAAGGAAAGGTTCGTAAACCTGGTGTTGGTAAATGGATGAGTAATGTATTCTTCGGTGAAGAAGGGTTTCGTGGTATGGCTACTCATATGTTTACGGAAGTTATTGTACCTAGTATTCAGAATACTGTAGCCGACGTAGCAATATCTGCAGTACAACGTGCTATCTTCGGGAATGATTATATTCATCGAAGACACTCTGGCAGTTACTGGGGACGCACACCAAATAACGTCACTCGTATGGACTCATGGCGAGGTGGGCAAAAAGATTACACACAATCATATGCCAAGCGCAGCCGCACCGCTTCAAATTTCGTAGAAGAAATTGTGTTTGAGACGCGACAAGACGCACAAGAAGTATTCAATATTCTATTGGCCAATTTAGAAACTTACGGTGTAGTGACTGTTGGGGATTTCTATGAACTCTCAGACCAACCGGCTAAATTTACCGACCAATCTTTTGGTTGGACCATTGCAAATGGTGGTCAAGGGTTAGCAGGAGCTCGTATCGTGGCCGCTCGTGGAGGGGGATTTAAAATCCAATTCCCTATGCCTGTGGAGGTGTAAAATGCTAACATATAGCGAAGAGGTAATGGCAATTTGTGGTATAACTGCTGTATTTTCATTAGGAACTGCTGCAGCATATTTTGTCACATTCCATAAAGTAGATGCCTATCCAGTAATTCAAGGATTATTTATTCTTATATGGTTTTGCTTGTTCATTATTTATCTATTTATGATAGGCTACTATATCAATTATATTATTGAAGGTCTTAAACAAACGAAAAAGGAAAACCAAAAATGACATGGGTATCTGAACAAACTAAAAAAGATGTTTTGGAACTTGCAAAATCATCCGATATAAATCAAGACGGAGGTTTTGCCATATATAAGGGCAAGCAATATTACGTTAATGTAGAAAAAGGTATTGTCGACCCAGTTATTCAGCATGGAGAACTAATGGATATTGACATAGATGGTGATATTGTGACCACTGTCGATAACCGATTCGAAGCACAAAAGAAACATTATATTAATGTATTGGAAGTATTCTTTGGAGGAAAGTAAAATGAAAAAACTAATTGGAACACTAGTATTGTTATGTACACCACCTGTTGGCTGGATTATTTTGGCAATGATTTGGGTTGGTAAAAGCAAATGAGATGGATAGTAGGGATATTGTTAGGCTTAGCCTTATTCATTGTAAACACATCCTTACTACTATTTGCAGCCTTTCTATGGAAAATTATGTCGATGCAACTACAGGCCGCATGGCTATTTGTATTGATTGCAGGTATTGATATTTCTATAGGAGTTACTTGGTGGAGGGACAACAAATGAAAAGTAGACAAATGTATTTAGGTTGCATCATTACACGAGATGATATTTACATTGATACCTGGCACAACGTAGCATCGTTTCAAGAATTCGAAAAAGGATACATAGTCGAACATATAATCGACAACCATATTGTGGTATTTGTATTTGCGAAAGAGAATGGCTATCGTATTTACGAGTTCTGGGATACACCCGACCTTATGCAAAAACATATTGAAGAAACTAAGTTTATCGAATCAAAAATCGACGAAACATTTGAACAAATTACAAAGGGGTTAGAAAAACACTATGCGAATTAGATTATATCCAAAAACACAAATTAAAAGTAAAGAGAATCGTCCATTATTATTCTCAGATATTGACAAAATCAAATACACTCAGGGTGATAATGGCTCATGGACGATTGCATTTGAACACGTAGATCATATCCATAAGACAGAAGACATCCGTGGGTATTCCGTATTTTCATCTGAACATTTTGCAGCATTCACACTATTATGCGAATCATACTCAGATACTAACAAAGCTAAAACAGTCCTTGAAGGAGGGAACAACTAATGAAACTACCAGATATGAAAGCAGTAAAAGCTGCAGCTAAAACAACATACACAACATCCAAAATCTTGACTAAGAAGTACGCGCCATTTATTCTACTTGGTGTAGGTCTTGTTGGTTATGGATATTCGGTATACGAAGGTGTCAAATCCGGTAAGAAACTAGAAAAGACAAAAGCGAAGTATGAAGAGCTTGACCAAGCAAACATCCCATATTCTAAGAAAGAAGTGGTAATGGATATTGCGAAAGATGTAGCGGTACCTGTAGCAGTTGCAACTGCATCCACTGCAGCAATCGTATTAGGTTTCGCCATTCAAACAAATCGTCTTAAAGCTGTATCTGCAGCACTTGCTATGGCAACTGAAGAGCATGCGCGTTATCGTCTACGTGCTAAGACAGTTCTTGACGAAGAAACATTCAAGAAAATCGATGCTCCTATGGAAACGAAATCCGTCGAAGTAGATGGTAAAGAAATCGAAGTCGAATCTGTTGTACCTAATGAGGGTGATTTCTATGGACGATGGTTCAAATATTCATCAAACTACGCTGCTGATGACCCTGAATACAACGAAGCATGGGTACGTGAAGTAGATAATATGTTAACCGCTCGTATGGCTAAAGCTGGCATGCTCACATTTGCGGAAGTGTTAGATGCGCTTGGATTTGAAGTACCGAAAGCAGCATTACCATTTGGTTGGACAGATACTGATGGATTCTATATCGAGTGGGATACTCATGAAGTGTGGAATGATGACAAACAAGAACTTGAACCACAATTATACGTTCGTTGGAAGACCCCACGTAACCTATATGCTACAACCAATTTCAAAGACCTTGCTCCTAAGAAAACTAGAAAGGAATTGAACTAATGAAAACTCCTGTCAAAGTTATGTTAACATTGGTAGGTGTGACGGGCGCTGGATACGGCGCCTATCGCATTTACAAATGGTGGAAAGAGGAAGATAAACTTGAGGAAGAAGGTTTATCTTATGAGGAACTAGTGGCCGCAGCAGAAGCTAAGAAAATTGAGCAGAAGATTGAAAAAGACGCCGCGCGTGAAGAAGAATTCGACAAAGCAAAGCGTGAGATTGACGGATTGCCAGATGATGGTATGGATTGGTATAAAACTCCAGATGGCGATATTCAACGTGAGTTGACGCCATATGAAAAGAAATTTGGGGTTGAGTTTAACCCGCTAACGGAAGAACTAGTAGAAGAATACACTATAGAAGGAAACGTATTAGAATATGTACGTAAGTTTAAAGAAGGGACAAAGCTCTTAAACCACCGTGATGACAAGCGCACAGTGAATGATATTATAGAGCAGACAAGGGAAATGACAGCACAAATCAAGGCTTTGAAAGTAAATGAAATGGAGCACGACAAACGTATTTACGATGACAACACACAAGAGTCATATGATTACTACCGTGCATTGGTAATGGATAGAGCTGGTATCGAAAACGAAGAACTACGGGATAACTTGGCAATCTTATTCTCATGGGAATACATCCCAACGAAAGAGAATATTGGTGATAATAACCTACGTGAAGATATTATTCGTGACCGCACAGAATACTTCAAATTTGGTACGATTCATTCGGACTGGGCATCAATTGCTGAAGCGATTATTTACTATGCAACACGTTTGCAATTCGCTACTAATGTTGGAACTGTTGAACAGTATGCTGATTGGATTGTAGATACTCTTGGACTAGACTTACAATCAGATGAAGATCCAGTTATCCATGATACTATGGTATCGTTCTTTGAACATCATCGTCATAACAAACCGAATACAGACGGTACTTATGGTCTATTCCATATTCCAGAAGAGGAATATAAAGACTCTATTACATTGTGGCACGAACACAACCACGCAGTAAGTTTAATTTTGGATGATAAAATGCCGCTCGTATTTGGGATTGAAGGAGATGAGTAATGCTTAAACGTATCAAGAGATTTGCAACTAGAGTTAAATGTGCATTTGCATTATTTATGTTAAGGAATTTGGTATTAAGCACGAAGACACGTGCAGAGTTAGAAGAATATATTGAGAGAAGACAGTTGTTATTATCATCTTGGACGCGAGAAGTGGACAAGCATGGTGATCATACACCTTGGTACAAACTAGCAGCTTATTTAGGTTCCTCATTTTATACAGATGAAGTCTGGCAGGAAAGTGATAATTGGTGTTTAATTCACTATCTCAATAATTATGAGGCGGTATACGAATTGCCGTCTTATGGTTTCTCATTTATATTCAATCGTTCAGGTCGTATTCGTCCTAAAAGCAGCTTAGATAGTGGGTATTCATTCTTTATGGTTCGAGATGCTGGCGTTGGCGCGCCTTATATTTGTATCATTAAGCAAGATGCCACTACAAGAAACTTCCTATTGGATAGACTATTTGTGTTATTATCCAAAGGCGAGATTGAGAATGTTATTAAAATGATCAACATGTACTGTGAGATTTATCATATGTATAAATACTATGATGACCTAAACGATATATGGTCGTTCGGTATACAAGAGTATATTCACGGCGTTCAGAACGACGGACTGTATGTGAATGAGGAATTATTCTGGAGGGAAACAAATGGTAATCAATAACATCATGGCATTCTTTGAAAAGTATGATAGGGCTGATATTAATAAAGAGGCGAGTAAGATTCTCTATAATGCATTTCGTAAATCATATAACTACAAACCAATCCTAGATAACCAATCCCGAAATTTCCTCGGGGGTGGATTTTTAACTGGATTTCGGTATGGTCCGAATATTAGTATCTATATTCCTGAGCCTTATGATTTGCTTGAGGGGACTGAGGGATATCTACACCCATACATCATCCTATCGGAGAGACCGATGGATTTACGGGTGTTGGTATTCCCATCAACCGATATGTTAGTAAGGGTTATTTCTGAGTTGTGTAATACTATGTTGAAGTATGACGAATACATGGGGAATGCTCTCGTATCACGCCAATTCAAGATGATTCGATTGAAACTGGAGTCTGGACGGGTATTTATTTCGAGAGAACTACCTGAGTTTATACTATCGGCAGAGTCTATGATAGCAAAAGTGTTGTTTGATGGTGCTGAGAAAAACTATTCTAGCAGTGTCCATTATATTCATAGCAATCAAGACATTATTTTGGCAGACCGATATGGAGTTGGTCTAAGAGGAAACCGTTCGAACTTTGGGAAATCAAAGGTCGTACAAGAAAATGAGGAGAAACTTCACAAAGAAGTTGAGAAAAATTTAGAAAGTAAAAGTGAGTAATTATGGTTATGATAAATATTGCGAAAGAATTCAACTACAAGGGTTATGCCTGTGAAATCAAGAAAATAGATTACACAAATGAAAACATCGAGGGATTATTTAAATCGAATGAGGATATTTCCATGCGTAAATGGTGGTATTGTGGATATGTTGTTGTGCCAAAGTCTAAGTTAGAATTGGAAGATGATATTATCAATATCATGCATGGTGGTATTACATATGAAGAAAATTACAAAGATTCTAAAATTCTAGGCTTTGATTGCAATCATGCATTTGATACCGATGAAGAAAATACTATTGAATTTGTGGAGAATAATCTGAAAGAAGTTATCGATTTTATTGAGGAGAAAGCAAATGAGCGTTAATGTAAACAACAAAAAATATCCAATCACACGTGTACCTGTTATTAAGGCAGAACACTTCACGGTGCAAGCAAAACAGCTAACTGAGATGGGTATTGCAGTTACACCTGAAGACCAATTGGCCATGTGGTTGGACTCTATGCTGAATATTCTCCGTAGTGGAGGTATTATTACAGTTGCAGACTTGCGAAAAGCTGCGGGCGAACCAATACATCCGCAGGATTATTTCTTTGGATGGAACAATGTGGCGATGACGTCATTACAAATTAAAGATGGGATGATCAAATTCCCACTCATTTATTTGTACCGTGTGTTTGTGCAATCAGCCGAACAATTTGATTTCTCTACGTTGTCGAGTTGGAATACTCGTAAGAATAAAGGTCAAGTAAAACAAGATGATCGTCATGAGTATTTAAATGAATTTGTAGGTACATGCTACGAATTGGGATTGATTGCGCGATACTATGCGGATGATATTTTGAACTAGGAGAGACTAATAGAACAAACTGTAAAGAAACTCAAAGTTGTGGATGTTGATTTCCATGCGATTGACCGTTCACGTGAAGATAATCTATTTTTTGATGTAATTGACCATCATTTTGAAGACGACTTCTTAGTTATCTCTCGATACCGCGAATATTCTGATGGTGTGTCCCGAAAAGTCGATGAGTACATTCCAAAAGAATCTATCGCTAGAATCACCGTATATCAAGAAAAGAATGACTATCTACAATATATTGATGACTTGTTAGCACCATTCAACAAATCATCCGAAAAGCCTAAAGCAGATATCATAGATTGTCATATTGTCTGGTATGACAAAGGTACTGGTGGTCTCATGGACAAGGTTATTCGTTATGTCGAAAGTGTCAC